GCTGTGGAAAGCATTTGACCTGATTCCACAATCATTTTGACTATATGCTTATCGCATTGCATTTGTGCTGCTATTACAGGGTTTCTATCTAGAACAAATATATTCATAATCGTATATTATACCATAAAATAATCAATTTGTAAACCCCTATGAAAGACTTTGGAATAAATTTCTTAAGAGAAGTAAAAGCCCTACACCATTTAATATAACTAATGCTCTATCTCTCCACATTAGAGATACGATTAACCATCCACCGACGCCAATAGTAGATAATATTAAATCAGTTAACTGGAATCCTTCGACTCCTCTCATGCTAATAGCAGCTAAAATGAATATAGAAGCTATCCATTTAATAACCCAGTCTAAGGTATATTTTGGTGTGGCGGATTTATAAATCCTTTTTGAGTTTTGTAATTCTTCTGGGGTAATATCAGCCGTTGATTTGGATGATATTGAGGACCCAATTTTCTGCAGCATCTTCCGCATATTGCTCATTATGTTCAAATAGATTTCTCCTTTCCATTAATTTATCATTTTCATAAAATTCCACAAACCAACCTTCATATGATTCGTGTACCGTTGCACTTCTAGTATTATCTTCTGAAAAATACTGATGTCTTGTTGTTGATGTTCTCATTACCATATTAGTTTAACCCTGGCGAACCAGGGCTAAACCCTGTGTTCTATCCTCCTATTGTTTGTAATTCTCTTATATGTTGTTTAAGATACAATGCACGTTTTTCATTTTTATAAGCTAATGTATCTTTCCCCTTCGACTTCAATCGTCTTTTATAATGAATTGTCTCTCTGAAATCTTTCTTGAGACGTTCCAAATCTGTAATCATAAGCAATCTCCATGTTGTGATTAATTAAAATTACATAACGAAGGATTATTGCATAGGCTTCTCCTGCTTTTTAGTTGTTGCTTTCTTCACCGCTTTCACGATAAGTCCTGGGAAAGCTTCATCAATTAAAGCTTTCGTAAGTCCTTTAACTTTTAAATTTTTGTCTTTTGCTGAAATTAAGACTTCAGATTCAGAAGGGTGTAAACTTTCTATAGTGTTTAAAAATATACCTTCTCTACGAATAGGCTCTGCTTGATTCGCAATTGGTCCTTTAAAAAAGTATTTAAATTGCTTGTGAGCTCTGAAAAGGGATGTTGGTGAATAACCTTCTGGTGCATCATCTTTAGTGTAAGGTGGTGCTCCCTTTGGTAATACTGAAACAACGTCAGCATCAAAAGCTATTCTTAAAATATCTCTTAAAGCTGGATGATTCTGAGATTTTAGTAAAGATATTTTATCTTCTTTTTTTGTTAAGCCTTCAAATTGTTTAAAGACTTCTGGTATTAATAATCTAGCCATGTGTGTAAAATTCCTCCGTACATTCAATTAGATTCTTTAATCTATTCTTAACCAAATAATTCAAAACCTTCATATTCGGTGCGGGTTTTGTCTCATTAAAAGTATTTATAACAGTTTTTTGGATCTCTTCTGGAATATAATCAAAATCTATTAGTGTTTGGTTTCTCTGGAAATTTCGATATACATCATCTCCCATGCACTCTCTTAGATTATCTATATTTTCTGCCCACTCATCGATCTTAGCCTGACGTAATTGGTTCTGGTGTTGTTCTGTAATAAAAGTATCATCTGGTGATAACACATTTGGTACACCATCTCCTGAATCACCACGACATATATGATTCCATTTATATAATCTAGGGTTAGGATCTGTGACTAGCTTTTTAGTAGCAAGAGAGAATTGTTTTACATTATTAAATTTTTGTAATTGAATAAAATCTTTATCAGAAGATATAATCATTACAGGTTCATGTAAACCAAACTCTTGAGTTTGCATTGTTAGTGTTGCGATAATATCATCTGCTTCGCATTCTTCTAAATGTATTACCTTCCACGGAAAGTTATTTTTTATATCTTCTCTAAGATCATTTAGAGTTGTAAAGATAAGATTCCAATCTAGCTCGGATGCTGACCTTTTCTTTTTTCGATTACCTTTATACTCTGGAAAGAATTGTTTTCTCCAAGAGTTAAACCCATCGCACGCTAATACCATTTGACCATACTCTTCTCTATATTTTTTATTATACATCCTAAGAGTATTTAAACAAATATGACGGATTAAATCCGGATCGTCTATTCTTTGAACTATTATACTTGCTAAGGCAATTTGGCTGTAATCAACTATTATCATCATCGTCTCCATCGAGGTCAAAATCTGGAATAAATTCGAATTCGTATTCTATTTCTTCCTCTTCTTCATCATCTTTAAATTGCTCCATAGCTTTTGATTTTACATACACGGTATCTAATTGCTGCTGGAGATCGTGAGGTATACCTACATATCTCATAAACATTGCATTTAGAAGATTTACAATAGCATGCATATCTCTGGCTTCTGGTTTTTCTGGATCTCTAAAATCTATATTATGGAATAGATTTCCTTGCATAGCTTTCAGTTCATTTTCCATTATTTCTAACATATAAACTGCAGTATCTACGGATTCGGCGGTCATCCATTGGACGGTTTCGCGGGATTCTTTAAGTTTTTCTTCTACATAATCTTTCTTATTAGGGAAAGGAATAACGTTATCTTTATATTTTTTTGTCATGGGTGTATTATACCATATATTATGCTGTTTGTAAACCCCTAATTTTTACATTTCTGGGCTGTCTAAAGTCATCTTTTGGTAATATCATCTGTTCTTTATCGGTATAGAAGTAGAACTTTACCTTGGATTCTTGGTGTCGTTCTGTTAACCATTTATACATACTATTCCTCCATCCTTCTAAGGTTAATTCTACTCCGTGACTTTGATTAGACCTTCCTACTATTTTATGTGTAGAGCTCGATACATTGTCTTGGAATATAGCATCCATACCATAAACATGTATTTGTCCTACATCTTGGTGATTCTTTAATATAACATCGTGTGCATATTTCATAGCTAACAATCCTGTGCTGGAGGATATTCGATGCATAAAGATTCTTTTGTTGGAAAATTGTTTTAATTGTTCTGGATTTTTTCTAGCATACTTAGTAGCTCTTTGTCCTAATATCCAGTTATATTGATCTAATCTGGGTGGGGGTTTTTCTTCTTGATAGAAGTCACCGCCGTTGCCGTAATCCAAAACACCAGTACATAGGAACTTTAGAAATCTTCCATCGGTCATACAAAGACCATGTACTTGGTTTGGGGGTATATCGTAGGCAGGAATGTTGCATAAGAGAAGTTCTCCTTCTGGGTTGGTTGCTTTGAAGACTTTTTTGGATGGTCCGTTTGCTAGTACATTTACTCGCATTTTAGATTCTTAACTGCGTTACTTCCAATTCGACAATTAATAATTCCATTATAGTAATCATCAGATAATAATACATCTCTATCGAATTGTTCTTTGGCTTCCATATATGCACACTCGCCTTTTGTTTTGCATAGATGTAATATTTCTCTATAAAATATATCACCTGAAGTTTCTAGTTCTTCAACTAGATGTTTATTTGACCCATAGTATTCTCTCCAGTTAGATTCTACTATTGATCTTCTTTTTCTTTTTTTACCTTTTAGTGGTGGTAAAGTTCTCTTACTCCAAAAGAATTTTTTACCAACATACTTACGCCCAGTAGCTCGATTTGTTATCATGTATACAAATCCATAATAATCTTCTGGGCTGAAATTCTTTGGTGGCTCGTATTCGACGCCTTGATATGTCCATGTCATAATAGTATTTATGCATCGAAATCAAGCTCATCTTCTACTATGTCTTCGGCTGGTTCACCGCAGAATGGACAAAATTTAGGTATTTCTTCTCCATCTTCCACTCTAATATCGCATACTTTGAAACAATATCCACAATCAAAAGTATATTCAGGCATGCTTTTTTCGAGCTGATAAAAGCTTTTCAAAGTCAGTATAACCACCAATCTTTTGGCCATCAACTATAATTTGTGGAAAGGTTCTGGCTGTAGGAAATTTTTCTAGCATTTGTTCTCTATCAAAATCTTTTCCTAACATAAATTTAGCCATAACCCCATTTTCATCTTTTACCGCTTGAATAGCTAATCTTTCAGCCATATCACAATAAGGACACTGTGGTTTACTATATATTTCTATATCGATACTCATGAAAATCCCATTCCTATTAATAACATGGATAATCCCATTAATCCAAGTACACATATTTGAACTATTGAAGCCCAAAAAACTTGTCTCATAGGGTGAATTTTTTCTATATCATTTAATTTCATAAGTTAATTCCTCATTAAATTTTCTAAAGTTTTATCAATATCTGTTCTATTTAAGCATTTGCAATAATGTCTTGGATATTTATCTATCGTTCTTTTATCTGGCCCATTACAAACTTTAGTTGTTAGCTCGGGACATATCAAAGGCGGTCTATAATCAGTTCTTGTTTCTTTCAAAACATTATCCACCGATGATACGTTAGTACAGCCCGCAATCAATAGCGAGCAAAATATTATTTTTTTCATACGCTTGCTATCTCGTGGTTTTTAATTACCGTTTCAATTAGGTTTCCATGCTTATTATAAGTATATACGGTTTGTGTTTGTTGATTACCATTAACCGTTATAATTATTTGTTTGTACTCTATTACCTTTCCCTTCATGGGATCATATGTTATAGCATATGAAGCATTTACTGGTGGTATTTCCATTATAGCGATAACCCCGATAAAGTCTTTTGGTCTACGTCTTGTTTAACACCACCAACAACATAAGAAGTAATTTCTGTTTCTTGGGGTGCAACCTGTACATTACCACCAGCGATCCATTTTTGTGTCCAC